AGTGGTATCAATAAAACTGGAGTTTTCTCCATCATGGGAGTGACCACCCTGACCAGGGTAGAAGTAAATAGTATTTTCACTAGCCATTAAGAAACACCTCGTAGGATTAAATTCTGGGTTACAGTATCCCCAATAGCTGTACTATGAGAAATAACCCAGTAATCAGTATTAACTATATCTAACGCATTAAGCGCTGTTATTCTAATTCTATCACCTAATTGGACTTTCGGCATTGCCGTAACTGATACATTAATAATTGGGACTGGTATTTGCGTTTTTTCAATAATAAAGTCAGCAAGCTTTTTAGCATGTACAGAGTTTGTAATGAATGGACTCTGTATCGTTAAATCTTTAACCCCGTATTTTTTAATGCTAACATTTGTTGAAGCAGACTGCTCTTTAACCTGTAAGTTCTGCTCGCTCATTACAACAGCAGTTCCACCAATAGTTGTTGCATAAGGATATTGTGTTTCTGGGTTTGTCCCTTGCAACCAAGCGAGCTTACCTATTTCAACATCATTAGTTGCAGAAACAATTAATTCAGCGCCATATGCGTATGGTAAATATCTAGATATTTCAACTCGGGCTGGGGAATCAAAAAGAATTGAAGAAACAAATGGACTCTTAATATTATAAGCTGGTGACTTATCAAATTTAAGGTCATAATATCTAGATTCCCTAACCTTAGTCCCAGAGGTATGAGCAGCAGCAGTTGTTTGAAACTGTCCACGCTCTAATCCATTGAAAGATACCGCTGTTTTTGAGATGTACTTAATAATTTCGTCATCAATTTTAAGATAGCCGCTGTCTGGGTAAACTGGGTCTAATGTAGTAGTAACATACATAGCAGAATCAATCCCGCTTGTATTACTTGCAATATTTGCTGTGAGAGCAGTGACTGCCAATGAAGCGTTATCTGGAGCTGTCCACAAATTTTGTACCGAAGATGAAGATGTCTGAATACCACTCACTGGAACAACAACTTTATTACATTGCAGAGCAACTACATAATCAGCTTGAATTATATTAGTTGAATCACTAATTGTTGTTTGAACAACAGCATGTTGATTAATTGTAGATTCAAAGAACCTGTAATAATGTTCATACCTTGCACAATCAGTTTCATCAACATAAACACGACCCATATCGGCAAATGTAATCCCATCCATAATTCCTCTGATAGAATCCTCATTACCATACAAGAATGCAAATTGAGTAAGAGGCTGCATCCTTGCCTCAGTATATCTATCACTTACTTCATTAGGAGTAAGGCATTCATTATAAATAGCAAACTCATCAGCATAAAGACTTCTAATTGTCGCTGGAGCTACTTCTGCACCAGCAGTGTATGTTGCCCCTCTCCCACCAATCGTAATTGGCTTTGAAGCCCAAGAAACAATGGTTCCATCAACAACCTCAGTGTCTACTAGGGCACCGTTAACATAATACTTAAGATTATCCCCATCAAAAGTAGCAATCAGATGTGAAGGCGAAGAATTAGACAATGCAGTGTTGGAAGAAACAGTTTCTGTTGTAACAGTAGAGTTAGCAAGTGCTTTAACTTTAAACCCATGAGATGTAGAGTTATTAAAAAATTCAAAACCAGCAGTAGATGTTGAATTATTCCAACAACTTAAATACTCTCCATCGCTACTGAATACTCCATTATGGAATTTCCCATAGAATTCAATTGACCATCTTTCATCAACAGTTACATCAATGCTTGCATGGCTAGGTATTCTGATGTATGAATTTGATTCCAGTAAAACCGATTTGTCATTTACATCAGAAATTAAAAACGAAGGTTGACTTAATTTTGGTGAATCAATATATATCGCATTGTTCCGATGGTTATTGGCATCTGCAGTAGTGAGTACTCTAGACGGGTCTTTCGTCCCGATACTATCCAGCGCAACAATCGTGCAGCACTCACTTGCACCCACCAAGACATCTGACCCACCATCTAATGCTTTGTAAAGGATAATATCAAACGAAGCAACTCCACCAGTATTAAAAGAATGATAAAATTCAATTCTTATCTTTCTTGGGACACCCGCAGTAAGATTAACTGAGCTTGAAGCAAATCTTGTAGAAGTTGTAGTGATATTCCAACGATTAAGAATTACAACATCATCCAAATATACTCTAACTCCACCGTATGCTATTCTAATTACGATTTGTTGTAAACCAGAATCTGTTGGTATATAATAGCCATCAAATACACCATTAAAATATTCGGAATAAACAGTCCCATCAGTTCCAGTAAAAGTGTAATTATCTAAATTTAGAGCATATGTACTAGATGTTGATATTGATTTAGAAAGCACCGTAATAGTAGGGGATGTGAAACTCTTTTCTCCGAGAGCTTTGTCCAATGGGGATAATTCTTTATCAATAGCATCTGCTAAAATATCCTTAACAGAAACATCTTTTTTGTTTGCTGGCATCCCCCAAAATCGTGCCCTCAACCCCGAGGCTGGAATGATATTATTACCACTCCTATCAACGGTATCTTCATTGAAGGAATACAATGCAACAGCCCCTCTTTCACGAGCCCCATGCTTATAGCTTTGTAACTTTTTAATATCTGCTTTTGGGAAGTTCGCTCTTAATAAAAGATTTTGAACGGCATCATCCGCATAAACATTCTGTAAAAAGAAACCATAATTAATGGTTCTTTCAGACAAGAACTTTGTCCAGTCTTGCAAGTTAGCACTCACTGTCATATCTGTACCTATTGACCATTCATCAACATAGAATGTCCCATTTTTTACATATTCATAAATATCAAAACGGACAATACTCCCAGCACTATGGGCTTTAGGAATAGTTCCGCCATACCCTCGCTGTGACACTGTTACCACCCCAGAACTATTCACTGAAGAGCAAAGAATTGTTTCCTCGGACTGTGTTCCATAATTAATTACAACAACAAACTCATCCCCAGCACCGCCAGCAGGGATATTGGACTTATCCAAAACAGTAAATGACATAGCCGTGTTTGAAATATTGCTAACAAGCTGAGTCTGTAAAAATGATGCATTGATATTATCACTACTTGGCTTCTTAATTCTCCAACCAGTATATACCTCAACTTCTAAATCCTTTACCATATATTTACCATAAAGAGATGAAGTATTAAAAAGATTAAAAACTTTCGTTGTGTTATCTAATGTTAAATCAACAACAGCAGTTTCTGACCCACCGATTGGTAAACTGGTAGAATGGACATCACGAGTTCTATTTACTGAGTACGAAATAATATAGTCACTGATGTCAATTTCATACATTGGAACTATTTCTTGAATTCTTGCATAATCTTCTGGGTATACTGTTGAATGGATTGTTACTTTAATTTTTGAAATATCCTGGGTAGACAATGCGCTTGATAGAACATGGTCCGTATAGTAACTACCATTCGGTATTACACCCAATTCACTAAATACTAAATTTAATGAACCGTCAAAAGCTTCAACAGTATATGTTGATACTTGACCATTAAACTCAGATGTTACAACTCTAATTTTATTTACTTTTCTTGTTGTAAAGGTTGCTTGAAGATATGGGTCAGTAGCAAACCCATATCCACTATATGTAGCATGAGTATTAGCACTACTTACACTATTTGACCACCAACCAAATTCAAGGCTGCTTCCAATTTGTGTGTTAGACAAATCGTTAGTAGTAAGCGATGGCATTGCATACCAACTACCATCTGCCTTAATCACATCGCCATTTATATCTTTAGCACCAGCAACTCCCCAAGTGAATGACTGTCTTTTAATTCCGTTAAAAGCTTCCGAGACTGGGAAGAAGAAGCCCCGAGATGGGTAGGCTGTATTTGCGGGAGCATCATTTGTTGTGACAACTAGGTTATCAAGATGTCGGCTATCCAACCACTTAATAATAACTTTTGGCTTTATTTTCTGTGCTGGTGCAGCAATAGCTGAATTAAACGAATTAGAGAACTCCTTTCCATATAATCCAGATGTTAACATTTAAACCTCTTCTAGCGTCATTGCGCAACCAAAATAGTATACACCACTAACCAAATCTCTTCTAATCAAATCTTCATTAAAATTAGTAATAAAGACATTAATTGTTTCTTCCGTATATGGAGTTAAACCACTTTCATCTTGACGAACAATTGTTAAAGTATGGATATCTGAATCCATTGCCTTATCTTTCAAGTAATTCCTAGACTCCCTGCGATCAACAGTTTCTTCGCTTTTATTAGGGATAAAACTCCATCTTGCATTAAAGGTTCTCTTAGACCCACCAAATTGAGCGGCGTTCTTATAATATCTAGATGAGTCACCAGCCCAATTTACATTTTCTATAAACACTGGGGCTGCAGAAATATCAAATGTTCTTGACTGGTTCGTCAAAGGAGCGCCATCAAGTAAAAGCAAGGCTCGTATCAATGTAGAGTCGGCTGTAATGTTCGGACTAAACCTGATCATTTCTGCTGTTGTACTACTATTAAAATTGTTAATATTTATTCTAATAGTCGCAAGGAATATGTCCACATTAACAGTGCTGGCATTTGGGATTGTTCTAACATTACCCAATACTGATATTAATGAACCAATCATTTTTATTCTGAGAGCACTAGTCGTTACAGATGAGGTTGGGGTGATCGCTGAAGAAACCAAGACAATCCCAGTCGTTGTAGCAGAAGCGTTAGCTGACCCAGAAAGTTGAGCGCTACAGAATGCTGTTTTACTAGTGCTTGAAGTTAGTGAAGATGTACACGCTATTGAAGATGCGGCATATGCTACCTTCTGAATGGAAGTTGATACACTCACTGACCCAGAAAGGGTAGTGGCTGAGCCTTCTCTTATCGTTGTAGCTACAACAACATCTGCCGCTAGTATATCGGTAACACTAACCTCAGCAAAAATTATTTTTCTAGCAACAATTGATACATCAGCACTAGCAGATAAGCTTGCTGAAATGGGCATTACTTTTGTTGCATTAACTACAATGCTAGCATTACCAGACAGTGATAAAAGTATGCTATCGTCAGCATTATAAAAATCTATGCCATTATTAAGAGGATCGCTAAAGCTGTAGAAATTGCCTGCCATGTCTACTTCTCTTTAAGAGTAATCTCAACATTGTAATAAGCACATTGGTTGGGAATATCTCTTCTAATTAATGTTTCTGAATATGATTCTACATAAACAACTGTATTATAGAACGGGTCATCAGGGTCCAATTTAATTGATAGCGTAGCTGATGATGGAGCTCTAGCGAGATCGTAAAGATAATTCCTGCTCTTGCGACCATCAATAGTTTCTGATGGTTTATCTGGGAGATAAGTAAAAGAGAGAGTATAATTATTCTTTGCATTCTTGATAAATCTTTTTCTATTCCCGTTTAAAAGTTCAGCATTCGCAGCCGATGTGGACATACCCCCAGTAAATAAACGGTTATGCTCAGTAATCTCTTCCCCATTAAGGACAACAAGATGGGTGATGTTTGGTTGCTGTACAGCCATTAGTTAATACCATTATAGCTTGTAAATGTTCTGGACTCATTGCCAGCAGCTTTATTCATTTTTGGAAGAACATTAACATTGTAACTCTTCATCATTGACTTAAACCATTCCTCTTCCCCGACAAATGTTTCAACATTAATATTTACAGTGGATACGCTAGTTGCGCCACCACCAGAATAAGATGGTGATCCAGAAGGTGCGCTAAACCTTGATTGGTTAATATTCTGCATTGTTCTTGCGCCCATGTTCTTCATAGCGCTAGCGCTGATTCCATAATCTCCGCCCTGTAGCGCTGCAGAGAACGACATTGAAGGTGCGCTAGGGACATAACCGCCCTTGGCAAACTTTGGCATAAGATTATTATTAAGCTTTTCTAATGCACCAATGCCTAATCTTGAAACTGCTTTTGCATTAATAATATATTCCCCACCATGAAGTAATGCGGGGACC